GCGTGGCTGTTACCCCAGATGCAATCATCACTGGTGGCACCAATACTTTTGAGCTGTCGCCTGAACAGAACACGCAGAATCCAGAGAATAATGGAAACCTTGATACTTTGAGCCCGAGTCCATAATGGCAAATGTACAGATATCGCAGTTACCTGCCGCAGGGTCGATCACTGGCACCGAATTGGTCCCAGTGGTTCAGAATGGCGTCACAGTACAGACTACTACGGGCGCTATTGCTGCGTCTCCGTCGCAAACTCAAACATTCGTTACAGTAAACCAAGAACCCACACTGCCTAATAGCCGAGCTATTTCTGGCGGAACTGGTGTTGGTGTGACTGATAACGGCGCGCAAAGCACCATCGCGGTCTCTTTAAATGGCGTTTCGGGCTCATTAGAGAGCGCTGGCAACGGAATGATCGCCAAGGTAGGTGGAAGTGCCATCGCGCGCACAATCGCTGCCACAGGGGCTGGATTAACGGTTACAAACGGTGATGGCCAGTCTGGCGCGCCGACAATTGGATTGAGTGGCCTGCCATTATCTTTAGCTGGGCTGTCGGGCAGTGGTATTTTGGCCCTGCCTAATAACGGAACAGTGACGGCGCGCACAATTACTGGGATTGCAAACCAGACATCCGTGACGGATGGGGATGGAGCAAGCGGTAACCCAACGATCGGGCTGGCGAGTAACCCAGTGCTCCCCGGCACCGCCTCAGCCACCCTTCCGATTGGCGACACAGCCCAGCGCGGCACCGCAGCAAACGGCCAGATCCGCTACAACACTGACACCTCGCGCTTTGAGGGCTATCAGGGCGGTAGTTGGTACAACTTTGGCCGCAATGACGGTACGGTCACGCAGGTTACTGGCACACCTAACCAGATCGCTGTAGCTAACCAGACCACAACACCAGTCGTATCGATTGTGAGTGACGCGGTGCTGCCCGGCCTCGGGGGCGTGGTCGTCCCTGTCGGAACTACTGTTCAGCGGCCTATCACTCCAACAAATGGAACGCTGCGCTACAACTTAAGTACAGCCACATTTGAAGGCTATGCAAACGGCGCGTGGGGCGCTATTGCCGCAGGTGGTGGTGTTACTTCGGTCGGCACAGGCGTTGGTCTCTTGGGTGGTCCTATCACCTCCGCAGGCACGATTGATATAGATACGACGGTTGTTGCCACGCTGTCAGGTACACAGGCGCTGACAAACAAAACAATCAGCGGCGCAAGCAACACCCTGTCGAACATTGGTAATGCATCGCTCACTAATAGCTCGGTGACATATAACGGCGTCAATGTGGCGCTCGGCGCTTCTGGAACGATCACCGCAGCAAACCCCAATGCTCTGACGATCGGCACAGGATTGAGCGGCACGAGCTATGACGGCTCGGCTGCAGTCACGATTGCAATTGCCAACTCTGGCGCTGCTGCCGCGACATACGGCACTGCCGCACGCACAGTTACTCAAGCAGTCAATGCACAAGGTCAGATCACATCGATCTTTGACCAGCCGATCGACGGCATTGCGCTGACGACTGGAACAATCAGCACAACCCCAGCAAGCGCAAACGATCTTGTCAACAAGACCTATGTTGACACCTTGGTTGCGTCTGGCATTCACTTTCATCAGCCCGTAATGGTTGAGTCTCCGATCAATCTGAATGCGACCTATAACAATGGCGCATCAGGTGTTGGCGCAACCTTGACCAATGCAGGAACGCAAGTTGAATTGATTATTGATGGTATTTTTACATCTCCGGGCGACCGTGTTTTGGTTTATAACCAAACCAACCCAATTCAGAACGGTATTTATGTTGTTACAGTTGTAGGTACGGTTTCTACAAACTGGGTATTAACACGCGCCAGCGATGCAAACACCTATGTAATTAACAGCGCAAACGGCTTGAGTGAAGGCTCCACGGTTTTTGTTCAATTGGGCGCAACAGGCGCTGGCGAAACTTACACCTGCAATACCAGTGGTGTAATAACTTTTGGCACGACAGCAATCTCTTTTGCTCAAATATCTTCGGCTCAGATTTACAGCGCTGGCACTGGTTTAACGCTGACTGGCACACAATTCAGCCTTACAGCGCCCGTCACTGCCGCTTTAGGTGGTACAGGGCAAGCCTCGTACACCACAGGCGACATGATCTTTGCGTCAGGCACAACCTCATTGGCTAAACTTGCGGCTGGCACGAACGGCTACTTGCTGACGATGAGCGCAGGTATACCGTCATGGCAACCAGCTCCTGCGTCAGGCGTGACATCGTTTCAGACATCGTTGAGCGGCTTGACCCCAAGCACATCGACCACAGGCGCAGTCACACTTGCAGGCACGCTTGGTGTGGCTAATGGCGGCACAGGTTTAACATCCGTCACATCTAACCGTATTCCTTACGGCAACGGCACAAGCGCATTACAGACCTCTGCAAACCTGACATTTGACGGCACAACGCTGACAAACACAGGCAACGCAATCATCTCTGACAGCTCGGCTAATGCTGCTCTACGCATCACGCAAACCGGCGCAGGTAACGCTCTGTTGGTTGAGGATAGTGCTAATCCTGATGCTACGCCGTTTGTTGTTAATGCTAGTGGGTTAGTTGGAGTGGGCACTACAACACCAAGAGCACCGTTATCTTTTGCTGCAACAACAGGAACGGCAGGCGTTCCAGATAAAATACGCTTGTTTGATGACGGCGCTTCTAATTTGTACGGTTTTGGCGTTTCAAGTGGATTGCTAGACATTGTAAGCGGGACTGGCGGCGCAGTTGCGGTATACACTAATGGCGCAAACGAAAGAATGCGGATTGATTCTTCCGGTAATGTGGGGCTTGGAACTACAACGCCCGGAGTTAAGCTCGATGTAGCAGACGGATTTGTACGCTTAACGCAAGATTATGCTGTTCGCTGGCATAGCGCAGGAACAATCCGTGGGTCTATTCTTGCTGACTCAGGCAGCAATGTAATATTTCAGACTGGCTCTGCTGCTACAGAGCGGATGCGGATTGATAACGCAGGAAGAGTTGGGATTGGCAGCACTAGCCCTAGCCAATTACTAACCGTAGAAGGAACGACAGAGATTCGTTCTGGTAATTATTTAATGCTGCGTCCATCCTCCAACAGTTGGGATATGCGCCTGCAAGCCGTGTCAACACGATTAGATTTTTATTCTGGTGGTGACCTTGTAAACCCAATTGTTTCAATGCTAAATGGCGGCAATGTTGGCGTTGGAACAAGCAGCCCAGCCGTTCGTTTTGCTATTAGTTCCACAGACGCGATCCTAGTGCCTGTAGGAACTACCGCACAGCGTCCTACAGGTGCAACAGGCTACATCCGCTATAACAGCACCACAGGCGGTTTTGAAGGCTACAGCGGCTCATCTTGGGGCTCATTAGGCGGTGGCAACACAACGACATACGGTCTGTGGGAGAATAACGCTACGATCAGTGCGAACTACACGATCACTGCTGGCAATAATGCCATGAGCGCAGGTCCGATCACTGTGGCAAGCGGTGTGGTTGTCACCGTACCGTCTGGCTCAACTTGGACGATTGTGTAAAGGAAATATCATGGCTGAAGCATTCGTTTACTGTTGGTCAGACCATAAAACCGCCAAGGTTTATGTTGGCATGCACAAAGGCTCTGTGGATGATGGTTATGTTTGTTCGTCGAAGCATATGATGCCTGAATACAAAGCTCGCCCGAATGATTTCACGCGCCAAATTGTTGGCACAGGCACATTGAACGATTGCCGTGCGCTTGAAATTGCATTGCTGAAAAAGATTGTTTTGGACAAAGAGACTTGCTACAACAAAGTTGCTGGGAAGTTCATTGTTATGTCAGACGATGCAAGAGAGCGCCACAGACAAGCAATGATTGGCAAAAAACAATCACCAGAACATATTGCCAAGAGAGTTGCATCTCATTCTGGTGACAAGAACCATATGTATGGCAAGTCACATACAGAAGAGTCAAAAGCGAAAATAGCCGCCGCCAAGACAGGAAAGGTTGGCCCACGGGTTGGGATGGCGGTTTCTGAAGAGACACGAAAAAAGATTTCTGAAAAGTTGACTGGGCGTGTTGGCTGGAAGCATACAGACCAATCAAAGGCAAGGTTATCCGCTGCGCACATGGGTAAAAAACAAAAGTCTCCGTCTGCTGAAACCCGCAGAAAATTATCGGAGTCGGTTAAAATTTCATGGGTCAAACGCCGTGAGATGAAAGAAGGAGCACAATAATGGCGCAACCATCGTTCACGCCGCTTATACCCTATCACAGCACCACATCTGGTAGCACGCCATCTGCTGGCAACATGCAGACGGGCGAGATTGCACTGAACGCAACAGACCGTGTCATCTACACCAAGGACGGTACAGGTCTTGTTGTGGCGATTGGAAGTGGCGCAACAGGTGGTGGCGGTGATCAGATTTTCGTGCAGAACGGTCAGACCGTGACGACGAACTATACGATACCGACGAACTTTAACGCGATGAGCACGGGTCCAATCACTATCAACTCTGGTGCGACAGTGACAATCCCATCAGGCTCTGTGTGGGCGATCATATAATGGGACTGCGACTAAAAGCGTTTGCGCTCGGGACTATTGAGGTCAACCCAACCGACACTGCATCGAATGTCACGGTGGTCATTCCTGCGACGACTGGGCGACTGACATACACGGATTCGACCACGGGTGGGATGTACTTGCCCACTGGCACAACAGCACAACGACCTGCATCTCCTGCGACGGGGATGGTAAGGTTCAATACCACTACTGGGTTGTTTGAAACATACAACGGAAGTTCTTGGAGCTAATATGGCTGGACAAATCAAACTCGCAGCGGCTTCAGGCGGATCAGTCACACTGGACGCTGCCAACACTGCGTCAAACTTCACAATGACTGTTCCTGCGGCGAACGGTGTTGCAATCACTGCTGATGCTACAACAGGCGCAGCTCAGATTCCAGTCGGTACGACTGCGCAGCGTCCTGCAAGTCCTGTTGCTGGTCAACTTCGATACAACACTACGCTTGGTTATACGGAAATTTACAACGGCACATCTTGGGGTGCTGTTGCAGGTTCTGCATATTTGGTTAATTACCTTGTGGTGGCAGGGGGCGGCGGAGGCGGTGGATACCGTGGTGGCGGCGGCGGAGCTGGAGGCTTGCTTACAAATTCTGCTGGGGTCGCGGCGGGAACTGCATACACAATTACCGTCGGCGCAGGAGGAGCAACTTCAACAAGCGGTAGCAATTCTGTTGCATTAGGAAACACAAGTATTGGCGGCGGTCGAAGTGCCGATATCGGAAGTAACGGTTTTTCTGGCGGCTCAGGTGGTGGTGCAGGTCAAAGTACAGACACTAGTACATTTGGCGGGGCGGGTACTGCTGGGCAAGGTAACGCTGGTGGTAACGGACGAAATAATGGTCAACAAGCAGACCCTAATAGACAGCCCGGTGGCGGTGGCGGCGCAGGTGGGAGTGGAGTAGGTGGGGGTTCGCAACCAAACGGCGGTGTTGGTTTAGCCTCAGCAATCACAGGCACATCAACATTTTATGCGGGTGGGGGCGGCGGCTCTCCAACAGCGGGCGCTGGAACAAATAATTCGCCTTATGGCGGTCTTGGTGGTAACGGTGGCGGTGGTCGAGGCGATTGGGCTGGTGGAAACTCTAGCCTTAATTCAACGCCCGGCACAGCAAACACAGGCGGCGGTGGTGGTAACAGTAGTGCAGGCGGCTCAGGCGTAGTAATTATTGCCTACGCTGGCGCACAACGAGCTACAGGCGGGACAGTGACTAGCTACTCGTCTGGTGGTATTACATACACTGTGCACACCTTCACTAGCTCAGGCACATACACGGCGTAATCATGGCAA